TTACAAAGTCACATTGTACATAACAACCTTACCAATCAGGTATAAGTCATCTGTATTCTCGTAACTAAATATGATGTCCCGAAATGCCATATCCGAGCTATCAGGTTTAAATACAAATTCTTGATGCTGTTTGTCATTGTAGAATCTTTTAACTGTATAATCCCCTCCATTCTTAATAACTACAATATCTCCGTCATGGATATCTGGTAGTTCTATATCTCTTAATACGGCGATAATAGCGCCGTTTTGGATAACGTTGTTCATGCTTTCACCGTTAACCGGCATAAGTATAATATTCTTATTGCCTGCGTAACGACCCATCATGAAATCAGGGACTGATACGGTAGGGAGGGTGCTAATACCCTCTATGTTAGTTAACGCCCCCGCAGATACTGCGGAGGGCACGTAGTGGTATGTGCTGACGACGCCAGAATTATTGACGAAGTTTAAATGTGCATTATCTTCTTCCCATCCCATAATATATGCTGGGGACACGTCATATAATAACGCCAATTTCTCTATATTCTCTGCGGGGATATTAACTATATCTAGCGTTTCATAACGTTGCAGCGTCACCTTGGAAATCCCTAGTTTCTCCGCTACTTCCTGGAGCGATAACCCTAATTCTAGTCTCTTATTTCTGATTCTATTAGCTAATGCTATTTGAGACTTAGTTAGTGGCTTCTTTAAGCGAGTGTTAATCATACCCATTATCTTCACCTCCTTATGCATTTATAATATCATTTTATTACCTTTTAGGCAATATTTTTCTAAAAATACATAAATTTTTTACCTATTAGGTATTGACACGTCCTAATACATGTGATATTCTTTAGTTACCTAATAGGAAACATAAAGGAGGTGAAATGAATGATTGCAGTAAATAAATTGAAAGCGGCTATTGTGGAGAGCGGATTAACTCAGGGCGAGGTAGCTCGCGAGATAGGCCTTACTGATAGGGGGTTTCGGTATCGATTAAAAAAAGGTAAATTTTACAATACTGAAATTGAAAAGCTAATCAGCATATTACCGATTAGCGATCCAATGGGTATTTTTTTTGCAGATAAAGTTACCTAATAGGTAACGAAATTAAAAGAAAGGAGATATTATGAAAATTCAAATGACTGTTACCACGAGTAATATGCAGGTAGTTAAAAGTGTTGTGGAGGAAGTTAAAAAGATAGAGCAAGAGCAACAAGTGGATATTGCCCTTACTCTAGATGTACAGATTAGAAATCTAAAACCACGGTTGAATTAGAAACTATTTAGACATTTCTAATTCTACTAATTTTTTGTAAATGGTCTCAATAAATGCGGCGCATTCTTCGCCAGATATTTCCTGAGGACCTCTGTAGTACTCAGTGAAAATGGCCTTTGAGAAGTCTACAGATTCAGAAATTAGTTTAGCTTTCCGATCAGGTGTAAGAATCATTATAATCACCTCCCTTCTAGGGTGATTATAACAAATTAAAAAGAAACGAGGGGCAGTAAATGACAGACATGGAAACTTTATATAACGCTTACCGTAATAGCGGGTTACAGACCAACGAGGAAATGGAAAATTTACTCGGATGGCCGAACGGTAAGATTAGAACTATGAAAGCCCGACTAAAGGCAAGAGGATTTATCGACTATGAATTCGGTAAGCCGGTTACGATTTTAAAGCCGTATCGAGAAGATGTGGAAAAGCCAGAAAGCTTCAAAGCAGCTATATACCGAGAGATGTTAGAAGTTTACATGGATGATTTCCGTAATCAAGATACTTTTAAAGATCGTCTACAAGTAGGCCAAGAAATCAGAATGATTTTGAAGGCTATATGAAAAGGAGGGGCAGTGCACATGATTAAAAAAGTGATTTCAGTCGCTCAAATGTCGACTGTCCTTGGTGTTAGTCTAACGGCTATCCGAGAGGGCATCGCAAGAGACCGATTCCCGTTCGCATACGCCTGGCAGTCGCCAGGTAAGAAATCCCGTAGCTTTGTCATTGATAAAGAGGGATTTAGGACGTTCCTTGTCCATTCGCTTGGATGGGATACGAAAGTAGTTGATGCGGAGTTTAAATCCGCAGGAATTCATTAGGAGGAATTAATCATGACATGGATTGACGCAGGAATGCACTTAAGTTTTGCTACTGCTGCAGTAGCATCTATTTTATCAATGATGATGTTATAAAGGAGACCTTAACTATGACTGAAATTCCAGTAAACAAAACAGCAATGGCTGCACATTTAAAAGCAGTCGAATCAGGTCGAATTTTAAATAGTATTGATTGCAGTATTATGGATGCGGCATATGAGCTGCAAAACTTTATGTGCGATTATGATGAATCAGAAATACGCATTATCGTCACTACAGATGGTATTACGGCTGAAAGAATTGAAGAGGAGGAGGACGAGTATTAATGGGTTACATGTTAATTGGCACGTTTCTGGTCGCAGGCTCTATGGGAGCTTTAGAGCTCGACCAAATAGGATATGTACAGTTCTGTGTGCAGGCCCTCGTAGGCTTGGCCATATCCATGTATGGTTACAAAAAGGATATGGCGGAAGTTGATGCTGAAGACCGCGAAGATGTCGAGTACATCCCGCAAGTAAGAAAATGCGGCGAATACTGTCGCAATCCATATTACAACTAAATGCATATAAGGAGGTGATTAAATTGCGAAATTGTAGTACCTGCTCAAATCGAGACTACTGCATTCCTGATGAATGCGAGGATTTGGGCATAAAAAATGAGCCTGATGATGCGGCAACATCAACAAGCTCAAATTAGAAAAATATCCACTTAAAGTATATCACAGAAAGGACATCTTATGGAATTCTTATTAGTTACTTACGATACCAGTGATTATTACTGGCAAAATAATACGCCTGTGCATAACCCAGATGAATTTTGGTTTAGATATTACGAATCCGATACAAATGTTCCAATCGACAATATTGGTGTTGGTGATTGGGTTGTTGTTAAATCAAGAAATGGACTAGGCGTTGCTCGTGTTTTGAAAAAGGCAAAAGCCCTTGATACTGTTCGGATGCAAGGTTTCAAAGGAAATGTAGTCAAACAGGTCATTGCAGTTATCGATATCTCTAAATGTGATAAACGAGAAAGTGATCGAGCTAAGTTGGAGGACATAGAAAAGAAACTCGAACAAAAGGCTAAGAACGCTGAGCGCTTGACCATGTATCGGTTACTTGCAAAAGATAATCCGGAATTCTCAGCGCTACTTGCTGAATATGAATCTGTAAAGGCGTCTGTCGATGAATTATAACGCTTTCATCAACTCCAAGTCTAAAATGTCGGAATCTCACGGATTTGTTATTAACGCGAATATGTTAAACAAACATTTATTTGACTTTCAACGAGATATCGTTAAATGGGCCTTGGCAAAAGGTAAAGCTGCCATATTCGCCGATTGTGGATTAGGTAAAACTTTAATGCAGCTGTCCTGGGCGTATGAGATTTATCTACATACAGGTGGATCCGTACTCATATTAGCACCATTAGCGGTGGCCGCTCAAACGCAGTCTGAGGGTGAGCGTTTCGATATTCCTGTGACTATATGCGAATCTGATGATGACATTGTGCCAGGTGTTAATATTACAAATTATGAGAAATTGGGACGATTCAACACCGACAATTTGATAGGTGTCGTGCTTGATGAATCGAGTATCCTAAAGTCATTTACTGGTAAAGTACGTACGGATTTAATAAATCGATTCAGTAATACACCATATCGGCTGGCATGTACAGCGACACCTGCTCCAAATGACTATATGGAGCTTGGCAATCACGCAGAGTTCCTCGGCATCATGAGCCGTAATGAGATGCTATCTATGTATTTCACGCATGATGGTAGTGATACCGCTAAATGGCGATTAAAAGGTCATGCAGAAAATACCTTTTGGGAATGGATGGCATCATGGGCAGTTGTGCTAGATAACCCTGCATCTCTAGGATATGACGATGACGGATATGAGTTACCTGAGTTACATGTACATGAAATCGTTGTTGATAAAACTGGTGAAGATGTCCCTACTTTATCATTACTGGAACGCCGCAGAGCCCGCAAAGCATCTCTTGAATCAAGATGCAGAGCAGCAGCTGATTTAGTCAATGCATCTAATGAGCAATGGCTAGTGTGGTGTGACCTTAACGATGAATCGACTACTTTGAAAGAAATGATTGATCTCGCAGAAGATGTCAAAGGTAGTGATAAAGCAACTCGAAAACAGGGCATGATGTTAGGTTTTGGTTCTGGATTCCTAAAATGTTTGGTAACAAAGCCAAGTATCGCTGGATTCGGAATGAACTGGCAAAACTGCCACAATATGATATTTGTCGGGCTATCCGATAGTTATGAGCAGTATTATCAGGCGCTTCGTCGATGCTGGCGATTTGGTCAGAAGCGTGAGGTGAACGCATATATTGTAATCTCCGAAAAGGAGGGCGCGGTTAAAGCAAATATCGAACGTAAGGAAGCGGATGCTATAAAAATGAGGGACGCTATGATTGCGCTTACTCGTGACGCTGTTCGTACTGAATTATCTAAAACTAGACGGGAATCAACGGAATACAATCCGTGTGTGCCGATGGTGTTACCTAACTGGGCAGAAATGAGGGCTGTTATATGACTAAAATTTACGTAAGCCATCCATTCGGTGGATTGGCTAAGAATAAAAAGAATGCTGACTCCGTATTAAAGTGGCTGCAGGACGATATGGGCGTATTTCCAATAAAAGAACCTTTTGGCAGTGATACGCATAACATATTCCTTTCACCTATTCATATATTGGGGCATCTGTACGATAAGGTCGATTATGATACTGGCATAAGCTGGTGCATTGACCTTCTAAGTGGTTGTGACGCAATCATAATGTGCAACGGCTGGGAGAACTCAACCGGGTGCAATTTAGAGCTAGCTTATGCTAAGGATCATAACATAAGGGTCATCCACATCAATGAGCTAAAAGCAGCCAAATTAACTAAATTAGCTATTGATGCAGGCATGAATAAAGGTATAGCCGCCCTTGCTGGAGTCGCAACGCTGCAAGCGCTAAATAAGAAAGCAAAGGAGGACTTACAACGTGAACGTGCTAAATCAGTTAATTGAGTCCCGATTTGCAATTTATAACGGCGACTCAGTAGAAGTGCTAAAAGGGCTACCTGATGATAGCGTTCATTACTCTATATTTAGCCCTCCATTTAGTAGCTTGTATGTTTACTCTAATTCTGATAGGGATATGGGCAACTCATCTACTGATAGCGAGTTTTGGCAGCACTTCAAGTATTTAATTACTGAATTACATCGTGTAATAATGCCTGGGCGATTAGTATCAGTTCATTGTATGGATTTACCACTCACGAAATCCAGGGACGGTGTTATCGGAATGAAAGACTTTCCTGGTGACATTATTCGAGCCTTTCAGGATGCTGGATTCGTGATGCATTCCCGTGTCACGATTTGGAAAGACCCTCTCATTGAGGCTACTCGGACAAAGGCGCTAGGGCTTTTGCACAAGCAAATTATAAAAGATTCTGCCATGTGTAGAATGGGGGCGCCTGATTACATCGTGACGTTGCGTAAACCTGGTGACAATCCGGAGCCCATCGCGCATCCAGAAGGGTTTACCCAGTTTTTCGGTCAAGAGGAACCTGAGGGCATCAAAGGAATTGAACGACCTGCGCCAGATCCAGAATTGTTCGATAAAAAGCAAAAATACAATACGGAGCCTATGTATAGCCATCAAGTATGGCGCCGATATGCTAATCCCGTATGGGCCGATATCCGCCAAACGCATACGCTGAATTATAAAGCGGCTCGTGACAATAAGGATGAACGTCACATATGCCCGCTACAGCTAGATACTGTGGCTCGATGCATCGAATTGTGGAGTAACCCAAATGATATCGTACTTGATCCATTTGCCGGTATTGGTACGGTCCCAGTTATGGCACTTCGTATGGGTCGTAGGGCTTTAGGCTTTGAATTAAAAGAATCTTATTACAACCAATCAATTATTAATATTCAGGAGGAGTTAAAGAATGATTAAAGTTGAAGTTCAAGGAGTTAATGTACTAGATGTATATAATCAGCTAAAAGCTGTGTTAAATCAATTCAAAAGTTTTGTAGATAGCGATAGAGCAATGGATGATAAAGCCCCTGGCATAGTAGATACAGTGGTATCTACAGTAGCAGCACCGTCCGTGTGCGTATCTAATTTAGCTCCGCAAGATACAAATCTAGGTGTACCTACTACAACAGTAGCTGTGCAACCAAACTCCATATCCATGACGGCACCTAATGCAGCTGTACAAGTTACTCCTACTCAAGTAGCTGTTACGGCACCAACTGTCAACGTGGCAACTGATACCCCGGTACAAACAGTTACCGCACCTGTGCAAACACCTGTTACTGCTCCAGTATCACAGGAAGTTAAAAAGTATACATTGCCTGAAATTCAAGCGGCGCTTGCACCATTACTTGACGCAGGGAAAGCTGTAGAATTGCAACAATTAATGGCACAATTCGGTGTTCAATACTTGGGTGAAGTACCTGAGGACAGATACCCTGAATTAGTAAATGCAATTAGAGGATTGGGGGCAAGAATCTAATGGCACCTCGATCACATGCATTATTAAACGCATCGGGGTCGCACCGGTGGCTGCATTGTACAGCCGCCCCTCTTCTAGAGGAGAACTTTCCCGATAGCACATCTGTATATGCAAAGGAAGGAACCCTGGCACACGAACTGTGTGAGTTAAAACTACAGAAGTATACAACGGCCATGGCTAAATCCACATACACTCGCAAGTTCAACAAAATCAAAAAGGATGAGTTGTGGCAACCAGAAATGGACGATACCTCGGAAACATACCTCGAATATATCAAAGGCGTTATGTTAGCTTGCACGGCAACTCCAGTAGTAGCCATTGAAAAACGCGTTGATTTTAGTCGCTATGTGCCCGATGGATTCGGCACGGCTGACTGTATTATTCTATCCGGCGACACCTTGCACATCGTTGATTATAAGCACGGAAAAGGGGTAGTCGTTGATGCGGAACACAATCCGCAAATGATGTTATATGCCCTCGGTGCGATTGATGCATATAGATTACTCTATATGTTCAATACGGTCAAAATGACTATCGTGCAGCCCCGTGTTAATAATATCAGCGAATGGGAAATCCCTACGGCAGAACTACTGGATTGGGGTAATACATTTGTCAAACCTCGTGCAGACGAGGCTATATCTGGCAATGGTAAATTTGAACCCGGCGACTGGTGCAGATTCTGCAGGGCGAAACAACAGTGCAAAGCCCGATATGAGGCAAATGACTCATTGCACAGTGCGCTAGTTGCTAATCATGATCCTCGACTTATCTCGATGACAGAACTCGGCGAATATCTTCGTCGAGGTAAAGACGTCGCTGCTTGGCTCGAAGACATGAAAGACTACGCACTCACTGAATCTCTTAATGGGGTGACAGTCCCTGGCTGGAAAGCTGTAGAGGGTCGTGGTAGTCGAGCCTTTCAAGACACTGATGCTGCTATTGATACTTTAATCAAAGCAGGTATTGATGAAAGCATTCTGTATGAACGTAAGACATTAACATTGGCGCAGATGGAAAAGACCATCGGTAAGACCCAATTTAATGATATGGTAGGCGACATGATAGTTAAGAAAGCAGGCAAGCCTACCCTAGTTGAGGAATCCGATAAGCGCCCTCGGATTACCAATCAGCCTACTGCGGCGCAAATTTTTAATGTATCTAATGATAATAATGGAGGTAATTAATTATGTCATTCGTTCCACAACCAACTGAAGTATTATTGCAAAATGTTCGCGTATCCTACTGCCATCTATTAGAACCTTGGGCAAATTCCACACAGCCTGGTGCTAAACCTAGATATTCAGCTACTATTCTTTTACCTAAAACTGATGTAGCTCAACACCAAGCTCTCATGAATGCTATCGAAGCTGCTATCCAATCAGCTCGTACTAAATTCGGCGCACGTGTTCCTGCACAGCCAAAAGTGCCAATTCATGACGGTGATGGCTATACACAATCCGGTAAGGAATTTGGCCCTGAATGTAAAGGTCATTGGGTATTTACAGCAGCGCAAGATGCTAGCTATAAAGTTGAAGTAGTAGATCTTCAAGGTAATCCTCTCACAAATCCTACACAAGTATACTCCGGCATGTATGTCAATGTACTCGTTCGATTCTTCTTCTACTCCAATCAATCCACTGGTATCGGATGTGGTTTGGGCCCTGTTCAAAAAGTACGCGATGGTGAAGCGTTGGGCAGCATGCCTGTTGCAGCATCCTCTGTATTTGGTGCACCTCAAGGTAGTGCGGCTAATGTTTATACCGGTGCTCCAGTAGCAGGCCAACCTGTGCAACAACAAGCAGCTCAACAGGGTTATGTACAACCGGCATATGCTACGACACCTCAGCAATCTGTACAACAAGCTCCTGTAGGGATTAACCCTGTAACTGGTCAACCTTACTAATAGGTGCCTGATATGAGGCATCTAAGTATTGATATAGAAACATATTCATCGACTGATATCTCATTCGGAGTGTACAAATATACTGAATCACCTGATTTCGCCATATTACTATTTGCGTATTCCTACGACTTTGGTCCTGTTGAAGTTGTAGATTTAGCGCAGGGAGGAGTAATTCCTGACAGTGTAATTCGTGATTTATTAAGCCCAGATGTAATCAAGCACGCTTACAATGCACAATTTGAAATTACGTGTCTAAACCGTGCAGGGTTACTCACATCTGTTGATCAGTGGCAGTGCACGATGATTCACGGTGCCTACTTAGGATACCCTATGGGCCTAGCCTTACTCGGCAAGGCCCTGGGGTTACCCCAGGATAAGAAAAAGGACACATCGGGGAAAGCACTTATCAAGTACTTTTGTACACCATGTAAGCCTACCAAACGTAATGGGGGCCGTACCCGTAATCTACCTAGACATGATATGGATAAGTGGAATGCATTCATTGAGTACAACCGCCAGGACGTTATCACTGAGATGGAATGTTATCACAGATTAGCCTCATTCCCCGTACCTGATGATACGTGGAAAGATTGGTATCTTGATATCCAAATCAATAGTAGAGGTGTACGCATTGACCATGAATTGGTTGAGGGTGCCTTATACATTGATGAGGAAAATCGAGAAATGTTGATGAATGAGGCTTACCAAATCACAGGACTTAGTAACCCTAACAGCCGGAATCAATTACTTGATTGGCTAAACAATAATACTAATGTCAGTCTTGAGAAGTTAACTAAGGACACTGTGGCCGATGCTCTGACGGATGCGGATGACGTTGCCGCAAAAGTGCTTATGATTCGAAAGAAACTCGCAAAGTCATCGGTATCTAAATATACGATGACTGATAGTGCTATGGGCGCTGATCTTCGTCTCAGAGGAACATTACAGTTCTACGGTGCCAACCGTACCGGACGCTGGGCGGGTCGTCTTATCCAGGTGCAAAATCTACCGAGAAATTACATCGAGAACCTCGACACGGCTCGGCATCTCGTTAAAACCAAAAACCGTCAAGGGTTAGAACTTCTATATGGTGACGTATCGGATACGCTATCTCAATTAATTCGTACCTCGATTATTGCTGAAAAGGGCAATACATTATGTGTGGCAGACTTCTCGGCCATTGAGGCTCGTGTTATCGCCTGGTTATCGGGAGAACATTGGCGGCAGCGAGTATTCGCTGAGGGCGGAGACATATATTGTGCTTCCGCATCATCGATGTTTGGTGTTCCCGTTGTTAAGCATGGCGAGAATGGTCATCTTAGACAAAAAGGTAAAGTCGCTGAATTGGCACTCGGCTATCAAGGCGGAGTGAATGCATTAAAAGCCATGGGAGCTCTTGATATGGGACTCCATGAGGAGGAATTACCTGAAATCGTAAATTTATGGCGCAACGCATCGCCTAGAATAAGAGATTTATGGTATGCCGTTGAGAATGCGGCCGTGTACACCGTTACTACCGGGAATCCTATAGGCCTTGACCACGGCATTATGTTCCGTTTGGAAATTGATCCAATATACGGTTACCGTTATATGACGATTGAGTTACCGAGTGGACGTAAGCTATTTTATCCTAGCCCAAGCATTAAGCAGAATGCGTTCGGTAAGGATGCGGTACATTTTAAGACTAAAGTAAACGCTGCATGGGTTACTGAAAGCACCTATGGAGGCAAATTAGTCGAAAACATCACACAAGCAGTCGCTCGCGATTGTTTAGCGTTAACGTTACGCCGATTGGAGGATGCTGGATATCAAATTATCATGCACATCCATGATGAAGCTGTACTTGAAATCAACAAGGAGAATGCAGAATCTACGTTAAATGATGTTAATGCTATATTCTCAATCGATATACCTTGGGCAGATGGACTACTACTATCATCAGCAGGTTTTACTAACGACTATTATATGAAAGATTAGGAGGGGATACACTTGCAAAACGATAAACTGATTACCATCAGTATCGGTGCGAGTCGCACATCAAAGCAATGGACCCGTACGGAGATGTTGTGGTCCGAGTTTTGTGAACGCCTCAAAATCCCCGTTCGCACAACAGAAACCGTGGACGAATACCACAGATTGCCAAAATCTGAGAAAAGCAAGTTAAAGGACATAGGCGGCTTTGTTGGTGGTACGTTAAATGGTCTGCAACGTAAAGCTATCAACGTTTCTGGGCGTGATCTGATTACTCTTGATATGGATGCCATATCGCCTGGGGAAACTGAGAACGTTGCTCGCACAATTGACAGCCTTGGCATGGCATATGCCATCTACTCAACACGTTCTCACACTGTGCATCGTCCACGATTACGTGTCATCGTCCCTACTGATAGAACGATGACACCTGATGAGTATGAGCCTATCGCTCGTAAGCTGGCGGAGCTCATCGGCATTGGTATGATGGATGGAACTACGTTCGAAGCTTCTCGGCTCATGTATTGGCCATCATGCCCGAATGACGCGCAATATGTATATTACGTAGGCGATAAGGCATTCTTATCTGTTGACGGTATGCTCGGCCAATACACTGATTGGCGAGATGTGCGTTCTTGGCCACAAGTACCAGGTAAGGAAGCATCGCAGCATGAAAAGCAGATACTTGCAAAGCAAGCTGATCCGAGAGAAAAACCAGGTATCGTAGGTGCCTTTTGTCGAATATATGGTATCCGTGAGGCGATTGATAAATTCATACCTCATGCATATGTCGATGTTGACGGCAGCGAGGACCGTTTAACGTTCGTTACTGGCTCAACAGTAGCAGGGGCGGTTATCTATGATGACGATACATTCCTGTTCAGTCACCATAATACTGACCCGTGCAGTGGTCAACTGGTTAATGCCTTTGACCTTATCCGGTTGCATAAGTTCCACAGCTTAGACGAGACTGCTAAGGATGGGACACCTGGGCACAAACTGCCATCTTACATGGCTATGTCTAAACTAGCTATGCAAGATACGGTAGTCGTTAATGAACTCAACATGGCCCGTGCCCGAGAATCGGCATCAAATGTATTCGCTGATATTATCACGGATGTATTGGCTCACGCTGAGACATCCGACCTCGACCCTAATGCGTTAACGAACGTCGATTGGATGAAAAGTTCGACTTTAAAGTACGACGAGAATGGTCGACCTAAGAACACACTAGATAACATGCTTAAAATCATGCACCATGATCCGGCGCTTGTCGGTAGACTTGCCTATGATAGATTTGGTTCGAGATACGTGGCAAAAGGGGCCCTACCATGGAACCCAACACCAGGACTTCGCATATGGACAGACGCAGATGATGCGGGCTTACGGTGGTACCTAGAAAATAAATATGATATCACCGGCAAAGATAAAATCATGGATGCTCTCATTATGTGCGCTGAGCAAAATGGATTTAATGAAGTACTAGATTACCTTAACGGGTTATCCTGGGATGGTATTGCCCGATTAGATACTATATTCATCGACTACTTAGGGGCTGAGGATAATGTATATACCCGTGCAGCCGCTAGAAAGTCATTTACGGCGGCAGTAGCGCGAGCGTTTGAGCCTGGATGCAAGTATGACACGATGCCAATTCTTATCGGCGGTCAGGGTATCGGTAAAAGTACTCTTATCCGCACAATGGGCAAGAAGTGGTACGCTGATGGCTTAAATACCTTTGAGGGTAAAGAAGCTGCGGAAGGCATTCAAGGTAAATGGATTATAGAAGCTGGTGAAATGGCAGGGTATTCAAGGGCTGAAGAAAATGCGTCCAAGCAATTTCTAAGTCGTCAAGTAGATGTATTTCGTCAAGCTTATGGCCGACGTACACAAGAGTATCCACGGCAGTGTGTGTTCTTTGGTAGCACTAATCAATATGAATTCCTAAAAGATATTACAGGTAATCGCCGATTTTGGCCTATTGATCTTGAGATGACGACTCCGCGAAAGAACATATTTGTTAATCTTCCTGGGGAAGTAGACCAGTTATGGGCGGAGGCCTTGTATCGGTATAAAAGCGGGGAAAGCCTCATTATCGAGGATGACCCGAACGTACTAAAATTGGCTGATGCGGCTAGAGAGGCGCACATGGAATCAAATACCAAAGCAGGACTGATTAATGAGTTTTTATTAATCAAAGTGCCTTTAAATTGGAATGTGATGAGTCGTAGCGCCCGGAGGACGTTCCTTAGCATGAATGCTAAACCTGCCGAGGGTCAAGAGTTAGTATATCGTGACCGTATTTGTGCGGCAGAGGTATGGTGGGAATGTTTCGGTAACGACCCAAGTCGCATGAAGAAGATCGAGACCAGGGAAATTAATCAAATACTGGCGGACTCCCCGTACACAATGGGTGGAAGTCAGTTGATGAGATTTGGTGAATATGGACATCAAAGAGGGTTCAGAATCAACGAGTCAAAACTGAAATTATAACGTTAACATTCTCAATTAAGCGTTAACATTCTCAGTATTTTTGTTAACATTAGAATGTTAACGAATTCGGAGAATGTTAACGTACTATGTTAACGCATAAAGTCAGTATTTATCTATATTCATATAGGTTGGTTAACAATGTTAACATTATATACTGGTAAATATCAAAACAAAGAGTTTTAAGAAAAAATACGCCCTTTACAGCCTTAATTTGAACCCTCATATATGCGTATGTAAACATGTTAACGTTTAAAGATTTCAGAGGTGAGAAATGTTAGAAAAGGATATCGAGAGAAAATTAGTTGCAGGCGTCAAACGTTCGGGAGGTAAAGCGTATAAGTTTGTATCCCCTGGTAATGTCGGTGTGCCTGATCGTATCGTCATATGGCCGAACGGCGTTATTCATTTCGTAGAGTTGAAGACGTCCAAAGGCGTACTTTCGCGGTTGCAGGGTGTCCAAGCCTGTGAACTACAAAAGTTAAATCAAAAAGTATTTGTGTTAAAAGGTGTAGATGAGGTGGCTGGTTATCTGGATCAATTCATAGAAGAATTTGGGGTGAAAGCGTAATGCAGTTTAATCCGCATGCGTATCAACGATATTGTATCGACAAGACCGTTAATCAAAATAAGATAGGGTTATTCCTGGATATGGGTTTAGGGAAAACGATTATCACGTTATCTGCCATATATGAATTGAAGTACTCCCGATTCGCCATTCGTAAAGTGCTAATCATAGCGCCTAAGAAAGTGGCGGAGGCTACATGGCAACGTGAAGCACGAAAATGGGACGGCGTAGGTATATTAAGGATATCAACTGTATTAGGCAGCTTGAAAAAGCGCATTAAGGCTTTAAACACACCTGCCGACATCTACATCATCAATCGTGAGAATGTAACGTGGTTAGTTGATTACTACAAGAATGCATGGCCGTTTGACATGGTAGTTGTGGATGAATCCAGTTCCTTTAAGAACCATACAGCTAAGCGTTTTAAGTCATTAGCCTATATGCATAACCACATCAAGCGCATGGTGTTGTTAACAGGTACGCCAGCCCCTAACGGATTAATCGACCTATGGGCGCAAGTGTATTTATTAGATCGAGGTGAGTCGTTAGGAAAAACGTACACAGGATTTAGAGATTACTATTTCGAGCCCGATCAGAGGTCACGCGAAATGGTGTACTCCTATAAACCTAAATCCGATTCAAATGACAGCATTATGACGGCAATATCTGGGTTATGCATATCCATGAAAGCTGATGACTATTTGGAACTACCTCCAGTAATCAACGATATTAAATATGTGCAGTTAGATTCAAAAGCAAAAAAAACCTATGAAGATATGGAACGCACATCTGTACTAGAGTTGATTGAAGCTGGCGAAGATATCACAGCTTTGAGTGCAGCAGCATTATCCACAAAGCTACAACAGTTAGCGAACGGTGCCGTATATGATGGCGACAGAAATGTTCACGAGATACATGGATGTAAAATTGAGGCTTTTATGGAACTTGTAGAACAGTTAAACGGTAAGCCCGCATTAGTGTTTTACAACTTTAAGCATGACTGTGAACGGTTAAAAGCAGCATTAGCTAAGACTAAATTAAGAGTCTGTGAATTAAAAGGTGCCGATGATGAGATAGCGTGGAATGCTGGAGAGATTGATATTCTATTAGCACATCCGGCTAGTACGGCATACGGGCTTAACTTACAGGACGGCGGGAACCACGTAATATGGTTCGGGTTAAACTGGAGTCTTGAGTTATATCAACAAGCTAATAAGCGGTTACATCGCCAAGGTCAAATGGAGAAGGTAATTATTCATCATCTAATATGTGAGGGAACTCGCGATGAGGATATGATGGATGCACTAGCCCAAAAGGACAGAGCACAGGAATATGTGCTGCAAAGCCTAAAAGCAAGAATCGATAAATACAGAAAGGATGATTAATATGGATCAATTTATAATGGCAGGATTAATCGGGGTCATCGTGGTAATAGTGAGTTACACGACTATTCAAGTTATAGATATCACTGATAAATATCTTGATAATCGAAAATACATGGCTGCATTGGGGCTTACACCAGGTAGATTGTATGAGAGACCCAATAATCCCCCGCCGCCACCTATTAAGTTATCAGCTAATGAAACTTTAAAACGTTTGGCAGCTAACGAAAATCTAAAACGATTACAGAAGGTATCGAATAAATCAGGATTAACAATAGAGAAAGTTATAGCAGATAAATCTCCTAATCGCATTGATTATCTATGCGATGATATAAACCACCCAAGCCATTATACACAAGGCGATATCGAGGTTATCGATTACATCGAAGACAAGAAACTTGGGTATCGATTGGGTAATGTAGTGAAGTATGTATCCAGAGCTGGTCATAAGGACGATGCTATTAAGGATTTGAAAAAAGCCCGATGGTATCTAAATCGGGAAATTGCAAAGAGGGAAGAGCATGACAAAAGTCGAGCGACTACTAATTAACATAGGGCACTATCTAGATGACACGTATCATCTTGTCATGGATATAGTTAAGGTTGTAGATAATCTCAAGGATAATGTTGCCGAGAGATTAGATGATGATCTGAGTGATGATGCGTACGCCATGTGCGAAGAGATGTTTACTGCTGTCGAACAATGCAAAGCGGATATGGTAGAAGCCATCGAGGATATTGTCGAACGTATGGAGGTAAAGGATGCAAAAGCGTAGAAGCAGGGCAGATGTGATTGTAGGTGCCATACAGTCAGATTTAAGTCTCGCCATCATACGAGCTCGTAATAGACAACTGAGATCACCTATGCTAGATGATAGAATTCGTGAAAGCGGATACATTGACGGATTACTACGAGCACAGATGATTATCAGTAAATATGGGGATTATCGCACATGATGGCTAATGAAGAACTACAAGCTGTCCGCCATACTGAGCAGCGAATGCGTGCGTTAGAGATTCAGCTAAGTGCGATTAACCGAGATTTACATTCAGAAGCTATACAGATATGTGAATCGGGAGATGCTATGCCACGAATCAGTAAGCACTTACAAGAATGTAGGGAGGAGCTGAACAGAGAATGGGATGAATTGATTGATTCTCGAAACAAGGTCAAGCAAGTCATCAACCAAATAACTGACGGACAATACAGAGATGTACTGAATCTCAGATACATTAATGCATTGCCATGGGAGCAGATAGCTGTCGAACTAGGGTATTCGTGGCGACAAGTTCACAGACTTCACAAGAAAGCAATAGCTGAATTTGAAAAGATGGCATAGAATGGCACACTCTTAATTTAATATAATGTAAATGTAGTAGATAGCAGGCAGTGTCTGGCCCGCACAATATGTCTGCCTGCTGCACTGCCCCGGGGTAGACCTTACTTAGTTGAGGTCTACCCTTTTTCTTATTGAGTATCAATGATAATTCCTAATTGAGAAAATGAAAATTGGGAAAAGGTACTCCGCGGGCGAAAAATGGCCGCTGGTCGCCCCCGCGCGATGGTCCTCTCTCTGTGAGAAAAATTTTCCTGTTGAATGTAGAAAGACGAATTTAGAAAGGAGTACACCTATGGCGGACACAAAACCGAGAGTGAAATTTGATGCTGCAGGCAATCTGCTCGTATCCAGCACTCAACTATGTGACCTCTTGCGGGTCACTCCGGAAATTATTTCTCGACATCATAAAGCAGGGATGCCTAAAGCCTCTGTAGGTTGGTGGAATCTCCGGGAAGTCCTCGTGTATTTAGGACAGGCGAAAGGTGATAACGCTAAAAGCAAATCCGCATCAACTCGTAAGTTAGAAGCCGAAGCAGATTATAAAGAAGCAAAGGCCGCGCGTGAAAAGAAAATGCTAGATGTGCTTAATGGAGAATATGTCCCTCGTGCTGATGTTGCACAGGCATGGGCTAGCCGAGTATTGGAGATGAAGACATCATTTACCAAATTAGGTAAGCGTATAGGAAGTGAATTCACGGATCCTGAGGAACGTGCTCGTGTAGAAAAGGTGGTGAATGGCCTTGTCGAAGAATACCTCGAAAGCTACGCACGCGAAGGCGAGTACACGCCGAAAGTCAAAGCCACGGGAAAAGGTAAGTCCAAAGGTTGACTGGTTCCCTGAGGAATTAGAGGCATTCAAGCCACCTGAAAGATACACCGTTTCGGAATGGGCGGATAGGTACAGGGTACTGACTAATATATCTGCTGAACCTGGACGATGGCGTACAGCGCGGACACCTTATCTCAAGGAGCCTATGGACAAATTCACAGACCCTCTCATTGAAAGCATCTCGTTATGTTTTGGGGCGCAGATAGGTAAGACGGAAGCCGAGCTCAATATGATTGGATATGCGTTACACCAAACAGCATCACCAGTCATGATGGTTTACCCTACAGATACAATCGCGAAATTCGCTAGCGATAAACGTGTGCAGCCAATGATTAGAAGCGTAGAGCCGCTTGCGGATATGTATGACGAAAGCAGTAAACTGCTGGAGTTAGACTTCGTTAATGGGAACTACATGGTGCTTGTTGGGGCGAACTCACCAAGCAGCTTATCAAGTCGGTCAATTAAGTACTTATTCTTCGATGAAATTGATAAGTATCCAGCTTTCTCTGGTAAGGAAGCGAATCCAATTAAGCTGGCTGAGGAACGTACCAAGACATTCGTTGATAAGAAGATTGTAAGAGTGTCAACTCCTACGATTGAAAGTGGCAATATTTGGCAGTCCTATATGGACGCAAATGAACGCAAGCAGTATTACGTGCCATGTCCGCATTGCGGGGTGTCGCAGACCCTCAAATTCAAACAGATAAAATGGCCGGAGGAACACCATGGCAATGCGGATATGATACGTGATACCGCATATTATGAGTGCGAACATTGTAAGCAACGTATTGATGATAAGCACAAGATGGATATGCTCCGGCAAGGTGAATGGCGTGCGGTGAATGAATCACAAGTCCGAGTTGTCCGGTCGGTTGCATATCACATGTCATCCCTTTACTCTCCATGGGTTACCTTTGGCGATGTGGCATATGAGTTTGTTAAATCAAAGGATAAGCCAAGTGAGTTGATGAATTTTATCAACTCTGGATTAGCGGAGCCGTGGAAATCTGCGAAAACTAAAAGCACACAGAACCTCGTGTTTACGCAATCGGAAGTTCCTCGAGGTATTGTGCCACAGCATGCGCCACTACTTATCGCATCTGTTGATGTGCAGCAAGATCATTTCTGGTGGGAGGTTAGAGCCTACGCTCATGGTGTATCAAGTTACTTAGTCGATTATGGTCAAGCAAGTAGTTGGTCAGACTTAACCGAGATACTCATTGATAGAGAATATCCATCAGAGTATGGTGAGGCCCGTAAGATTGTGAGGGCCGGTATCGATAGTGGCTATCGAACAGATGAAGTATATCAGTACTGTGCGCAGTACCCAGAAGTATGCGTGCCAGTTAAAGGTGATTCATCACACAGTCCTCTAGCTCCGCCTTATAAGATGAGCAGCATCGAGAAGGGCGTCATCGGAGGCATGAAGCTGTACGTAGTGAATACCGATTACTGGAAGGACTTTATATTTGCACGTATGGTACGTCCGGCTAATGAGCCTGGCACAATCCATTTATTTAAGGATTGCCCGGAGGAATATTCGGAGCACCTCCGGTCGGAGGAAAAGCAAGAAATCCGAAATGTAAAGACCGGAGCAGTTACAGTGCAATGGAAACCATTAACTAGTCATCCAACAAATCACTTGTTGGATACGTGTGTATACAACGCCATGGTGGCGGACTCGGTAGGTGTTAAATACTTACCTGAATATAATCTGGATACCGATGAGGGGGACGAAGATACGGATGATGAAGACTTTAATGCAGATAGCCGAGGTTGGTTTAGTTAAGAAGGAGGTGAGACCATGAGCGCAAGAGAAGACTTGGAGCGTATTCGAACGATAATCGAGGAAATTGAGACGAATGGATACGCCGAGATGTCTGTAAGTGGTAAGCGATTTAAGACGCATGACCTGCCGACATTATACGCCCGTGAGCGTGAGTTAATGACTCGCGTTGATGATGAGGAAGGTAATAGCACGACATCCTACGTGTCATGGGAGCGACGATGAACATACTCGATAAGGTAATAGCTTATTTCAATCCAGAGCGCGCTGCCCGTAGAGCATATTTCCGTAGTTCGCTTGAACGTGGATATGATGCGGCGTCAACAGACCGATTGAGTGGCGACTGGATGCCAGTATTTGGTACAGCTGAACAAGTAGCATCAGGCCAACGTGATTTGATCCGAGGTCGTGCACGTGCAGCAGAACTTAATAGTGACCTCGCTGAAAGTGTTGTATTGGCATTACTCCGGAATGTAGTAGGTACCGGAATAAAGCCACAGTGCAAAATCAAGACCAAAGCAGGAAAGCTAAATGAAAGACTCAACAAGAAAATTGAGGAGGCTTGGTCTGACTGGGTGGATAAAGAGAATGCGGATATCCGAGGAATATCCACGTTCTACGAGTTGCAAGAAATGGCTCTGCGCCGAATGGTCTATGATGGAGAAATCCTAGTTAATATGACCTCCGAAGGCGCAGATATACCACTATCATTACAGCTTATCGAGGGCGAGAATATCGGAGCCGTATCGGTAAGCGAGAATGGCAATAGTATTGTTAATGGCGTGGAAGTTAATAAATACGGAAGACCGATAGCGTATCACGTATTCCAAACAGACCCGTTAGGAATACGGTCATTTAATGAGGCACGATTACCAAGTAATAGGGCTTTCCTGTTACATAAGCCTCGCAGACCTAGTGAACTGCGCGGGGTTAGTATGTTAGCCCTCGTATTAAAGCGTATTCATGACGTAGATGAATACATGGATGCCGACCTTATAGCGGCTCGTGTAGCCGCATGTTTCGGCGCGTTCGTAACAAGTAATACTGGGGGTAACCCGATGGTTGCGAATAAGATTGATAGTAAAGGCAAGAAAGTTCGTTCAATGGCGCCAGGGATTATCCAACATCTACGTGCAGGTGAATCAATTTCATTTGCGGAACCTAAGCGAAATGCAGGAACCGCATCAGAATACTCAGCGACACAAACAAGACGCATAGCGTCGGGTATGGGTCTAAGCGCGGACATAGTGACGCGCAGCATTAGTGGTAACTTCTCCGCAGCTCGGCAGAATATGCTGGAGGACCAGCAATCATTCAAGCAGATGCAGCGTTTTATAATCGAGCATTTTTGCATGCCCGTATGGCGGGCTTTCATTGAAGCATGCTATCTAAAGGGAATTATCCCGGCCAATGACTATGCAGCAAACCCAAAACTTTATAAGAAAGTAGCGTGGTTAGCTCCAGGCTGGTCTTGGATTGACCCTGTTAAGGAAGTTAATGCTAACAAGGAAGCAATTAAGGCAGGACTCACAACGCTCGAGGACGTATGTAGTGCATCTGGTAAGGACTGGGAAGAAGTACTTGAACAGCGGAAGCTGGAACAAGACCGCATTAAGGAATTGGGTGTTGCCCTTGATATGAATGGGGACATAACGAATCTAGCGGATGATACCACCACTGATATGAAAGGAGATGATAGCTAGTGGGGAAATTTGCAAAGAAGCAGCTCTTAGGTAAATATGCCCGAGAGGCGCAAATTACAAATATCGAAGCGAACGATGATCGTACCGTCGAATTGTCCTTTTCCTCTGAAGAGCCATATGAAAGATGGTTCGGAACAGAGATATTGTGTCATGACGACGGATGCGTTAATCTAGACCGATTCAATAACGGTTTAGGCACATTGTTATTCAATCACAATCGCAGTGCCGTTGTTGGTCACATCGATAAAGTTTGGATTGAAGATAATCGTGGCAAGGCGATTGTTCGATTCGATGAAGATGATGAATCTGAAAAGATTTATCAAAAAGTGTTAAAAGGCACATTACAAGGTGTGAGTGTCGGATATGACATAAGTCGATATGAGGAATTAATCGATTCCGATTCTAAAAGTTCCAACGGTCGATTTACTGGTCCGGGTTATGTAATCACAGACTGGGAACCGCTGGAAATTAGTATTGTGTCCGTCCCTGCAGATCCAAGTGTAGGGGTAGGCAGAAGTGTAGATGATAATGAGGAGGAACCTATGAAAGGTGATGCAAAAGCAAAAGGCACTGAGCAAAACGTGCCACAAGTAGTACCGGAAGTACCAGAGTCCGGAGTTAAAGGTTTTAATGCGGATGACGCTAAAAGATTGATTGCGGCAGAACGTGAACGTGTATCCACAATCACAAGTCTATGCCGTGATTTCGAAGTTGATGGTGTAGATGAATTTATCAAATCCGGTAAATCTGTTGCCGAAGTTCGTGAGGCTGTAATGGATGCGTTGCGCGAACGTAATAAACCAGTATCCGTTAAAGTTGGTGAAGCAGATTCTGATAAGTTCCGCATGGCTATGCAAGATGCTTTGATAATGTCTGTTGGTATCCCGGTTGCAAATCCTGCACCAGGTGCGAATGAGCTCCGTTCTATGTCCTTGATGGAATTAGCTCGTGAGTCCTTAGTTCGTGAAGGCTTAACCGCTAACTATGCTGACCGTTTGGAATTGGCTCGTGAAGCTATCAACTCCACATCCTCTTTCCCAATCGCGTTGTCTAATGTAGCAAATAAGGCCTTGATGCAAGGATATGAAACAGCACCATCTACATTTGCAACTTGGGCGGGGAAAGGTAGTAATCGTGACTTCAAACCAGCAAAACGTTTTTTACTTTCCGAAGCAGCTGAATTGAAACTTGTCCCTGAGGGCGGACAATTCAAGGATTCCCAAATGAGCGAAGCAGGTACGAACGTTAGTGTATTGACATTCGGACGTACGTTCAGCTTAACACGACAAGCTATTATTAATGACGATTTGGGTGTATTTAACGATATTTCTTCTAAGTTCGGCCGTGCAGCAAAAAATAAAATCAATAACATGGTATATGACCTTTTAAGCGGCAATACTGTGTTAGAAGACGGAAAGGCCTTGTTTAGTGCAGATCGTAAGAACTTGGCAACTGCAGGCTCCGAGTTAAGTGTTGTATCTTTAGCTGCAGGTGTAGCGGCTATGCGTCGTCAAAAACATATTGGTGAAAATCGCAATTTGAATATCTCACCTACATATTTGATTGTTCCACCTGAGCTCGAAGCATTAGCATATCAAGTAGTTAAATCTGTGGTAGACCCTGCTCGTAGCAATGATACTGTCAACCCATTCAGTGGTCGATTCACCATCGTTGTAGATGCGGCATTAACGGATCCGCATGCTTGGTATTTGGCATCCCGTCCTACAGATGTTCAAACTATCGAAGTAACGTACTTAAATGGCGTTGAAACACCTCGTTTAGAAACGCAAACAGGCTTCAAGGTTGACGGCATCGAGTACAAAGTAGCAATCGATTGCAACGCAACAGCAATCGACTTCCGCGGCTTGTACAAAAATCCTGGTAAATAATTAGTAATTGATTAGGAGGTAAATAGATATGGCTAAATTCATTCAAGAACTAGACCGCGTCGATTTTAAAAATACAACAACCGAAATGATTGAAGTAGGGGACATCGTTCCTATCGGTAAAATGCACGGTGTGGCAATTACAAACATTGGTCCTAATTCAATCGGTGCAGTTAAGGTGACTGGTTGCTTCGAAGTAGCGGCATTAACATCTGATTCTTTTGCAGTAGGTGATACTGTGTATTTTGACAAAGCTCAAAAGCGAGCATCTAAGACAGACACTAACCCAGTATTAGGCGTGGCTCTTACAGAAAAACGCCCAGGTACTACAGTGTTGGAAGTTGCACTTGTGCCTAATGTAGAAAAGGTAATGTAAGGGCGGGCATATGCCCGCCTACTCCATAGGAGGTAATGCACTATGAAATTAGAATATAAGCCTAATGCACTGCTTTCTGTATTTGGTGAACGAATTACCTACAAAGGCCAAGCTATCAAAGCTATCGTGGAGATTGGCGAATATGACGGCAAAGGATCTGGATTCGTCGATAAAGCATTAGCTGATAAAGCTCAGATTTGGGTGCGTGCTAAGGATGTTCCCGAACCACGATCAAAAGACGAAGTGTATATCAACGGCGAGAAATGGTACGTTGATCACATTTCCAACTTTGACGGCACGATGTATTGCCTTGAAATTGTCCATAACGTGAGGGCGGTGAGACCGTAATGAATAATGAACCTATTACGATTACAGACACAGCCACACCGTATCTGAATTTCATTGCAGAAACAAAACCAGACTGGATGCGTAAGGCATTAAAGTCAACAGGTTGGATGATGCAAAAGGAAATTAAAGAAGGCATCAGATCAGGTGCACCAGGTGGACGCAGATATCCTAACTTCATGGCACCGGCTCGCAGGGCGGCATTTGAGTCAGCATTTGGTGCGAAACTTCGGAAAGCTTATCAAAGCGGAGGACGGGCAGAACGGGAAGCCTGGGGCTCGAAATCGCGAAATGCCTTACTTGATATGGGCATTAGCGCCAGGACAATCGGATACAGTCCTCTAGGTAAGCTATCGAATGCAGTCGGGTATCAATATGACAAGGGCAAGCAATCTGTCCGAGTCGGGTGGTTATCTAATTCGGCTAAACGGTTAGGCGAACGAATCGAAGAAGGGTACACTAAGCAAATTACAGAGCCTATGCGTAAGAAGTTATTTGCAGCGGGCGTACCATTACCAAAAGGTAAATCGATGTTCAAAATTCAGCCACGTCATACTTATGGACCTATGAAAGCAGCGTTACAGCCTAAATTGAAACCTTATATCGAAAATAAGATAGGCGACTACGCTATATATGGACCGGCAGCGCAATCTGCATCTCGACGTAACTACAAGGTAGGGTGATTTGATGCAACAGACAATTCCACTGTCACGCATCGTTGAACGTTGGGCTGAAGCCCTAGCGAATGATGAAGCGTTGACTAAATTTTGCAATGACAAATACGGAAAGCCGGCGCAACTGTATGTCGGCTACGACGATGTTGATGCACCGCTCGAAGAAGATTGCCCTTGCATCATATTACTACCGAGTAATAAGAACGAAGGGCTTGCTGATACCTACACATACTCGTTAATTATTGTATGGGGTATCGTCCATAAAGGTGCAACTCGCGTTAAGAATATTATTCGATACGACGGAGCGCTAGAATCGGATAACCTAGGGCAGTTAATCATCGAATGCATTTGTAAGGTGAATCCAGCGTTTCCGGTAATCGGCATTGATTATGAATTAGACTCAATGACTTGGCGCCCGGTGTTCACCGGACGTTTAACAGCTACTATAGAAATTCCGCATGTAATCGGCGGGAATATTGAATATTAAAGGAGGAAATGCATATGGCAACAGCAAAACGTGCACAGGGTTCTCAGTCCCATGTGGCGATTGCGTTTGAGGCGGATTTTGGTACAACGCCATCCACTGGTGGTGTAATCACGCCAATCATATCTAGCTCTATAAAAGCTAGTCAAAATTTAAACGATTCCACCGTAATCCGTGGCGATCGTAATCCTGCAGCGCCATTCCGTGGCAACATTGACACGTCCGGTAGTTTGGTCGTGCCTGTTGGTGTTATTGACATCGGATACTGGCTAAAAGCTGCATTTGGTCAACCGACTTCTAATACAACTGGTCAAGCACCGAATAAGAAGTCCGAGCACGTATTTAAAATCGGAAACACAATGCCATCGTTAACTATTGAACAGGGCTATCCTGATGTTAACGTATTCCAACAATTCGCGGGCGCGCGAGTTAGTAAATTAGGCTTTAAATTCGGCGGCGATGCCGAATTAACTGCATCCGTTGATGTGATGGGCTGTAAGGAAACATTAGCGGCCACTACATTTGATGCTGCAGCAAAAGCAGTCAATTTCCTACCATTCCAAAATCTTAACGCAACTATCAAAGAGGGTGGCGTTACTGTGGCCAATATTCTAAGTTGCGATATCAACTTTGATTTTGGCTTGGATGGTGATTCTTACGCTATCGGCGGTAAAGGCTTTAGAACATACATCGACCCAGGTATTGCGTCAATTTCGGGGACGATTAAAGCGTTCTTCCAAAATAAGGACCTTTTGAATAAAGCGGTTAATGGTACGGAATCTAGCTTAGAATTACGACTAGAACAAGACGACTGGTCGCTTACGTTCAAGTTGCCTGAACTTGTATATGAACGACAATCTCCAGGTATCGATGGCCCTAGAGGCGTTAATATCGAATTGCCGTTTAAGGCGTACTACCGTGCAGATGCAGGCAAGTCCGCGGCCATCATTACATTAATTAATAATCAAGAACAATACTAGGAGGTGCCAATATGGCATTTGAAGATATTAAATTAAGAGGTTTAACGTTTGCCGAACGTAGTGAATTGATTAAGGCTGGATTAGATCCGCTCTATACACCGCTTCCGGAAGAAACTTCCGAGCCGGATAAATTACTGTGGTATCGCAGATTAGCTGAATGGATTATGAAAAATGTGTATAAGATGTCCGATAGTGAAATTGCGGAATCACCAAATGACGGCGTTATGGAATTAGCAATTGAAACTATGCGTTTCACTAACGAAAAAAAGGCTGAAATCGAAAAAAACTAATTGATGCGTGGAGTTGGCTCAACTCCGACAAACCAAAATACTGCTCCGATTGTATCAAGATGCAACGTAAGACTAAACAGAATTTTGACTGCTCGGAGTGTGAGTTCAATTCCCCGCATCAATTAGATGGTACGCGACAAGCCATGCGAGTATACAACGCTAGCCGGATGCAGCGACGATGGCATTCAGGCGGTATTGCAGGATTCGATATGCCAGCGGTATTAGAAGTGGCGAAGGCTTACGGCATTGAGCCACTACCGCACCTTATCGACTTACTCGTATTATTAGAAGCCAAAGAATTGGAGGTGGCGCACAAGAATGGCCAATAATTTAATTGATATTGTTGTTCAGCTGACAGATAAGAATACGGAAGCAGGACTCAAGAAAATTACAGCTAGTGCTGAAGGCGCCAAATCCGCCCTTGGCAAAATGAAGAATGACCTCATGGCGATAGGTGCCGGTGTCGGTGTTGTAGGCATCGGTGCCAAACTTGCCAAGGAGGCTATTCAATGGGATGTAGCCGTTAAGAAGTTATCCGGTATCACTGGTGCTACGGCAAAAGAAACCAGTGAATTATTAGCAGTGGCCAATTATATGGGTATTGCTATGGAAGATAGTGCCGGTGCATTTGCTAAGTTCTCCAAAAATGTCGGAGCGGCCAAAGAAAAAATGGAAGTCGCTCGGGCAGAAGGAAAGCTTAGTACTGATATATTCAGTAAATTAGGCTATACGCTTGAGGATATTCAAGGCAAGAATACTGTTGAAGTGTTCAAGATGATACAGGAACGTCTAAGAGGCATGAAGGACGGAGCTGAAAAGACTCGTGTCGAAATGGAGCTCTTTGGACGTACTGGGTATCAAATGCACGCCATGCTCAACATGTCCGCCGAACAGATGGACAAAGTAGCCGAACGTGCCAAAGCAATGGGGCTTATCATCGACGATGATGCAGCATCTAAGTCCGCAAAGCTAAATCGGGAATTAAAAGATTTAGAGAATACCGGTAAGAGGCTTGCGGTATCCATCGGCCATGAGTTAGTTCCTGTATTTAACGACTACGCGAAAGGTGTATTAGATGTAGCTAAAGAATTTGAGTCAATGACTGCCGAGCAGAAAGAAGCTATCGGCGGAATTGTCAAATTCGGCGCAGAAGCAGGTGCAGTAATCGTAGTTATGCGATCGTTAACCAGTGCACTCGGATTTATGCGACTAGCCACACTTGCCGCTGCGGGTCCTTGGGTAACTTTAGCTACAGTAATAGGACTTGCTGGGAAAGCACTACTTGATTTCCGATATAACGAACAGACAAAAGCATCTTATACTGGCGTAGAAGTTGACGGTAAACGTATTCACAAGAATACGAACTCAACAGCAGGAATGTCTGATAAGTTTAGGGAATCACATGATACCCGATATTGGATTGAGGATAGTGCGTGGCTTGGACTTGTAAAGAATGACCGTTTAGCTACTAAAGAGGAAGGCGCTAGAATTGATGCGGCTTTAAAGCAAAAAGAAGAGGCGGATGCTGCGAAAGCGAAACTCGATGAAGAACTTGCAAAAGCGAAAGAGGACATTGCTAATGGTGGACTAACAAATACTGAGGCTATCAACAAGGCGAATGAGGAAGCTGCAAAAGCGGCCAAAGCTCAAGAGCAGGCTGCCAAGAAAGCTCAACAAGCGGCCGAAAAGTTGACAAGTGCTGTGGAACGCATGGCTGATTTGTATCGCTCACTTACATTGCAAAGCTTGCAAATCGACGGCAGTCAATATGAAATCGATAAGTTAACTGCGAAGAATCAGTATGAAGCCAACAATAAGAATATTCGTGACATCATCCGTTCTGTTTCTGGACTGAGTGGAAACGCTACTGGCGAAGCCGTAAGTGTATTAGATGCAGCTAATGAGCAACTAGGGAAGGCGTACGAGTTAGGCGCTGACGGAACGTGGGCAACAGATTGCGGAAAGCTATTCTCTGACTCTGTATTGCAGGCATTCGGTAGGGACGTACCTCGATACGTCCCATCTATCATGGATGCGGCTAGAGCCGCAGGTGCTTGGCATGATGCAGGCGATGGATATACACCTAAAGCCGGAGATGGTGTTGTCGTACTTGGCGATAATCACATTGTCATTAGTGACGGTGCAGGTGGCTATACTGGGGCTAACTCTAGTACTGGAGTAGTTGCTAAGCCGTCTGTTGAAGGTGACTTTGGCGCTATCACAGGGTACGTAGACACTAGCTTATTAGCGGGTGCTACATCTGGCGCATCTGCAGACACAGCAGGTAGCGCGGCAAATGCCAAGAAACTAGCTGAGTCAAACCTAACCGTCCAAGTTAGAGCTAAAAATGAAGAGTTGTATCAAAAGAGACTTGCTGAAGCTGAACGTAATCAAGCTATCCGTGTTCGTAAGATGAACGAGGATATTAAGAAACTCGATCTTGAACGCACGGGTGACCGCTTGCAATTACTCAAAGCTGAAGCTGAAGCGCAAAAGGCCCAAATTGATGATAACGTTCGTGAGTACACAAAGGCAGTAGGTGATAAGGAACTTGCTGAAAAGAAAGCTCAAGCAGAGCGCCTAAAATTGGCATCTGATACCGAGCAGAAAATCAGAGAGTTGGCGTACACGCAAACGAGCGAAACCGTTGACCACTTAACCAATATGGTTACGCTGGGTCGCTTATCTCGCAGTGATGCGGATGCACTACTTGCAGAAGAGTTAAAGACCTATATTGACTATGCACGTAGTGAAGTCAATGAGGCCCAGTTAACGGCTACGCAAAGACTGCAGATTGAAAAGAACCTATTGGAGTCTCAACAGAAGCTATGGGAACTTGCAGGTCGCAGTCTTAAAACAAGCTTGCAGGAAGCTGCTCGGCAGTATAAGCAAGAGACCACTAACTACGCTGACTTAGCAAAGTCTACTTTTGATAGTACGATGAGTTCTATCAATTCGGCATGGACGAATAATCTCGAAGCTATGGCAACAGGAACGAAATCATTTAGCAAAGGCATTAAGGACATATTCAAGGATATGACAAATGCCATTATTAAGATGATGATTCAGTTAACGTTCCAGCAATATATCATGCCTAAGTTGCAAGGGCTATTTGGTGGTGCAGTAAGTGGTATTGGCTCACTAGGTGCTGCAAAAGGGACATCGTCCTTTGCCGGTGGCAGTTCGTTTAGTTCTGCATTTACCGGTAATCGATTCGCTGCTGGAGGAAAAACGAATCCAGGGCTTATGTTGGTTGGTGAAAACGGACCGGAACTATTACAGTCCTCTGGATCGCACCGCATTTACACAGCAAGCGAAACCCGTAGATTAATGGGTGGCGGAGCTACAAGCAACAACGTAGTTGTTAACATTGTTAATCAGTCTGGCCAAGAACTCGAAAGCAAGCAACAGAACTCTCGGTTCGATGGTGAGAATTATGTTATCGATGTAGTAGTTCGTGCTATGGAATCAAACAAAGGAGGTATGCGTGACGCCATCAAGGCATCCGCAGTATAACTATGGCAGTTTTTCCAGATATTCGATGGCCGATATACCCAATTCAGGAGACTACTCCAGATATTTCGTATAAAGGTCAAGTTGAAAACATGACGCTAATCACGAGGAAGAAAACGACAAAGACCCGGCGGACATATTCCGTAGGGTACAAGTTGCCAACAGCTGATTACTATAAACTTCGGTCATTCTTCGATGAAGTCAACTGTTCTGGTGTATTCGACTGGGTACATCCAGAAACACGGGAAACACTAAATGTACGATTTGCTGATCAGTTAGACTTTGCGGCGAATGACTACGGAGTGTGGATGGGAACCGTGAAATTACAGGAGGTATAACATGTTACCGCTCTCAACGGCATCGATTTTAGAGAAAAACCAAATATCGGCCACAGGTGTGTGGTTAATGCTGTTAGAAATGTCCTATAAAGGGGATACGATTCGATTGGTATACAATACGGAGAATATCCAATTTCAAGGCAATACCTATATCGCATTTCCATTTACCATTCAAGATGTTACAGAGAATGCGACGGATTTACCTAATATTAAGCTATCCGTATCTAATGTGACTCGTACAATTCAGCGCATGGCAGAGTCTAATAATGGATTTACTGGAGCCAATGTCATCATTCGTGTAGTGAATACGAACATACCTGATGTGTGCGAGCAAGAGGAGCATTTCGTAATTACGGGAACTCATGCAAACGCAGAATGGATGGAGTTTACACTGGGTACTGACTTTAGCTTTACTCGACGATTCCCGTTAATCCGTGTGATGAAGGATTTCTGCCCGTTCAAGTTTAAAGGAGTTCAGTGCGGGTATAGGGGCCGTGAAAATCAATGCAATAAAACCTTAGCGCGATGCCGTGAATTGGGGAACAGTACACGATTTGGCGGAGAACCTACTATCCCGCAAGGAGGACTGTATGCATCCAATAAGTGACTTGACTGATATCATAGGCACCCCATTCTCGGAAATGAAATGCTGGGATGTAGTTGTTGAGGTATATCGGCGTAGTGGAATATTACTACCCGAATATACCCAAATCCAAATGGATGAATGGCGCGAGGTTCGTGAGCCAATGCCAGGGAGTGTTTTGGTGTTTGCTCTATATGGTAAAAATCTCGATCATGTAGGGGTTTATCTTGGCGAGGGTAAATTTATACACGCTACTGAACACAGCGGCACCTGTATAGAGCACATATCAAAGTACGTGCCTCGATTGAAGCACATTTATGAAAGGAAGGAGTAGCAGATGGTTAATGTAATCATTGTAAATAATCCGTTCAAGCCGGAGCAACGGGATACAAAATATTTGCCATTTAAACAGGGCAAGTCTATCAGCTATTACTTCAGTGCACCTGGTGAATGGGCGTACTCAGTAAATGGACATGAAGCAGCGCCTGATACAGTTGTGAACGATGAAGACTACATTGTAGTAATGCCCCGAGTTGAGGGTAAATTCTTTGGTGTTCTTCTATCAATCGGGATGGCTGTATTTACCGGTGGTATCGCTTCGGGTGCTATCTTTGGTATCCAAAGCTTAATTTGGCGGTCAGTAATTGCTATGGCGGTAGGGATGATAGGTAATGCTATCATTTCAAAGTTAACTGCTCCTAAGGTTGACCGTTCGAATTCCGAACAGTCAAATACATATGGCTGGGGAGGTACTGAAACTGTTACTGGGCAAGGCTACCCTTTAGCCGTAACATATGGCCGAATGAAAAGTGCTGGGTTATTATTATCCCGCCATGTAATTAGTGATGGTGAAAAGCAATATCTTAATCTTTTATACTGTGCGGGTGAGGGCGAATTATCAAAAATAGAAGATATTCGTATTAATGCTAACCCAATCAGTAATTATAAAGATGTGCAGGTGGATATCAGAAAGGGTACAAATGACCAAACAGTTATCCCAAATTTCAATGATAACTTTGCGGATCAATCCCTAAACTATGAATTGACTGAATCATGGAATACGCAACAGGTACAAGGCGATGCGTGTGACGCGATAGAGTTAACTGTTGGATTTCCAAACGGATTATATTATTCAAATGATAGTGGCGGCGCTGACCGTACGTCTGTCACGTTGAAAGCAGAAATTCGTAAGGTAGGGGATGAGTCCTGGCAGGCATTACCTTTAGCAAATCAAAAGGGCATGGCCGGCCATATTAAGCGCCGTGATGCATGGAACTTTATTAAGTCAGATAATAACGTGACAAATACATCTGATTACGCAGGACGAATTGAAGAGGCGACAAATAATGCATTTTATCGTGTTTTCCGATTTGACAATCTTGAAAAGGCTCGTTACGAAATTCGTATGCGTTGCAGTGCGAAAGATGGGAAAAGCCTGCGCCATGTCAATAAGGTCTACTGGGTGCAGCTAACCCAAATTATTTATGACGATTTCGTGCATCCGGGGAAAGCCCTCATTGGAATTAAGGCTTTGGCTACATCCCAACTAAGCGGAACTGATCCAAAAGTGACATGGATTCAAGAGCGTTCAGAGGTGTATGTGTTCAATCCGTATATCAATAAGTATGAAGCACAACCAGCTGATAACCCGGCTTGGGCTGCTTATGATTTAATCCACATCTGTCGTAAGATTGGCGGTGAATATATTGTATTCGGACAGCCCCATATGCGCCTTGACTATAACGCATTTAAGGCATGGGCAGATAAGTGCAAAACAAATGGGTTTACATTCAACTATATATACGACACCGCTATGCGATTATGGGATGCGTTAAAGTATCCAGAAGCAGTAGGTCGAGGGAAAGTAATTCCTGTAGGAACCAGGTTCACATGCGTTAGCGATTATCAATCTACACCGGTACAGTTGTTTACTGTAGCCAATATAAAACACGGCAGCTTTACTGAAGAGTTTCAAGGTGTGGAGGCTAGGGCTAACTCTGTTGAAATATCGTTCCTTAACAAGGATAAGGATTATGAGCGAGACGTCATTCCAGTATACGGTGACACTTACGACGAGTCGGATACACTAACAAATCCGGCACAAGTTGAACTCATGGGGTGTACTAGCCTTGAGCAGGCCTATAAACATGGTAAGCATTTCTTGCGATGCAATAAATATGAAATACGTACTGTGACAATAGAGGCGTTTACGGATGCCATAGCGTGCACGGTAGGAGATATTATTCTAATTCAGCACGACATACCTGAATGGGGCGAGGGCGGTCGTGTGGTTGCGGTAAGTGGCCAGACGATTACACTCGACAAGGAAGTGTCGGTACAACCAGGGAAGAATTATCAGTTGCTGATTCGTAGCAACGCTACGGATATCGTCTCTACGTTTAACGTAGTAAATGTATCGGGTCTCAATGTGATTGTTAAAGAGGCTATACCAGTGCAGCCTGATGCGGTATATGCATTCGGAGAGGTCTCTAAATCGGCTAAGCCATTTCGTGTGTTGGCTATTACAAAGACACTATCAGAAATGACTCGTAAGATCCAATGCATGGAATATTATCCAGAACTCTATGTATCAGATGATGGCACGGTGCCAAGTATTGATTATACGAATCACGGTGCATCTGATATTCAATCAGTAGGGTTAGTGAGCGATGTCTATGGTGCTAACGGCATCATGTACTCACGTATAGGTGTAACATGGCAGTTACCTCGAGACGGAAAAGTCTCAAACGTAGTCGTGAATTACCGAAACGTAAAAAGCGATACGTGGACATATATCGGAAACTACCCGGCATCCACGAATACTACCACGATATCTGATGTGCTGCTAGGTGCGACCTATGAGGTGCGGGTACAGGCTATTAATGAGTTAGGACAGTTAACTACTGGCGTAACAAAATCTATAGCCATACCTAAGCTGCAAACGCCAGAGGATGTTCAGAATTTACACGTTATAAGTCGATACAATCAAACGGCCGATAAAAGTGTTTACTACGACTTACAAGTGCTATTTGACCCGCCTAGTAATCCTGCCAATTTCGATGTGGCGGAGATTTGGTATCTCTTAAAATCGAAAAGCGGAAAACCTGTAACGGGGCAAGAATGGCAGTATGCTGGCAGTAGTAATAGTCAGGTTATTATCAAATCGCTAGGTCCTGGTGAGGAGTATCGAATCAAAGCAATCTCGGTTGACCGATTTGGCAACAGGGCAGAAACAGCCCAAATGGTTGATGTGATAGTCAAACCAATGGATGCGATACCTGATATGCCTAGTAATTTCGGTATTGTGTTCGATAGAAATGCCACCGCATCATGGGATGAGGTGCTGAATGCTGACGTCGACTATTACGAATTACGTACCGATAATAATCCTGGTAAAGATACGAATGCTTTATTGGCAAGAGTTAAAGGTACATCTGCTGTACTTACCCTATCTAAACGAGCGGATACTGTTTATTTGTATGCTCGCAGCACGTTGGGCAAATACTCGACTGCAGCAACATATGAGTATAACGTTCCGCAGTTGGCCGCGCCTGAGATTGTAGTAAAAAGCCAGTTAGGGGGATTTAATCTTTACTTCTCAACTAAGCCCGCACAAGCATATGCAATCAGATGCCACGTGATCGGAGATGAACGCACCGATGATTTTGAAACTACTAGCACCATGCTGACATATTCGAACTCAGCCGGAATATACCGGATACGTTGCTCGTTTGTGGATGTGTTCGGAGATGGACTCGTTAACGAGAAGCAAGTCGTGATTAAGACACAAATTGATGCGAGCTTGCTAGACCTTGAGTCTCTTGGGCTGAATAAAGTTGATGAGCGAATTAAGGAGCTTGATAAGAAATTCAATACGAATTCTGAAGAGACCACTAGAAGAATTACGAATTTGGCGTCACATATGGAATCTCGCATTACTGAGTTAGCTGGAAGCATCGATTTACAAGTTAAAAAAAGTATTGGCGAGATTGATGGTGGTGAGTTGGTGTCTCGCATTAACCTCAGTCAGTCCGGTGTATACATTGCGGGGAAATTGATTCACATCACTGGAGCGACTAAGTTCGATGATAACGTCATTGTTAATAAGATGATTCAGGCTAACGCAGTTACTGCCGACAAATTACATGTTGAAAATTTAGCGGCGGTGTCCAGTACAATCGGGTTACTTCGTTCGAGAGAGACCGGTGCTCGTGTTGAGATTCAAGATAACCTTATTACAGGTTTTGATGATGATAACAACCCTCGGATTAAACTTGGATGCTGGTAGGAGGTATTATGGAACCGCATGTATTAGCTTATGATGCTAACGGCAATATCATACTAAATCTCAAGGAAAGGCTCACACGTATTGAGGGGCGGATGTATGTATCTGATATCCCTAATCGACGTCAACAAATTACTGTGAATGGATTGCAGCCTGGGCAACATGTCTGGGCTGCAGCCATGGGACAGTACTTAGTGGCAGAGGTTAGGGGCAATATCATAACATATTATTTTGCAGTGTCCCAGGATGAATATAATATCAATCGTCAATTTAAGGATCTTACGTATGAAGGGTGGCTAGCGTATGGAATTTATTAACATCCAGAATAAAGAAGGTGTCACGATTATAAACGATACCTATGACAATCTAGTATATCTTAGTTTCCCTAAACAAAAAGATGCAGTTCTCTACACCGGGGCGATGAGGGGGATAACGCCAACGGTTCAAATCCCGCTCAAACCTGTAGCTTACGCACCTATGCTGGTGCCTACAAGTAAATACCAATACGGATATATTGCGGGGAAGGCTAATGTAATCCAGGTCTTTTATGCCACTAATTACGCATATCATGGTGACGCACCTCTTATAGCAGTATCAGTTCCACAAGGATATGAATTCGCAGCTCAGTGGGTCCATAAACGTCGTGAGCGATTAATGGTGCTGGTAGTGGATGTAATTAAGCCAGGCGAAAAGGTAACGCAAGCAATGGTTGATGAAGTAAAAGCTGGCATCAAGTTCTACTGCTTCGGTTATTTCGAGGATGTTACGGCTAATGCAGACACGCCTCGTATTCGATTTGTTGATAAGGTAGGAAGTAGTAAGCCTAATACGGCATTGCAAGTTCTTGGTCGTCACAAATATTATAAAGCGTCTTGGGCAACAGATTACAATCTGCAGAACGATGTGATATATGATAGCCGCATCAGGTACCTACGTGTAATTGATCACTATGCGCACGATTGGTATAACCAGTTATCAAACTACGTTCCGGATACTTTTACAAACATGTCCCGTGACCCAAAGTCATATGGCGTCAAGGTTGCAATTATACCCATGTCTGTAATCGATGTGTCCGTTTGGGGGCCAAATATCAATATTGGAGATAAAAAGTCACACACGGGGCGAGTGTGGCAGACGTTCAGATTTCACGATGAGAGTACTGTATCGCTGAAATCGTATCAGTTCATTGATTGGAATACAGTCACCACGTATCCTGTAGGTTGCTCGGGTAAAACCACATCTCAGTATTTGGTGGTCGATGTGACCGGGTACGATAAACAAGGTACGATTCCATTCAATTAAGGGAGATGATAAGTAATGAATGTAAAAGATATAGACCTCAATATTGGCGAGGATTTCGGGATAGTTTACGCAGTCCAAGATGACAATGTGGATTTGACCGGGTTTAAGTCAGTATTCGCCATACGAAAGCGAGCAAGCGGTCCGCTTGTTATTAAAGTGCAAGGGGTAGCATCTGGGAAGATTGCGACATTCAATATTTCCGGAAAGGATACCCTAGAAATTAAGTCCTTTGGTGAGCATGTGTATGATGCTTTTGCATATAAGGAATCGGAGCCTAGCCGATACTACAAACTGGGCATGGGGGTAGTCAACATAATTCAGGATGTGGCCATGCATGATTAGAGGAGGAATGTATTATGCAAAACAAAGTGTTACCAGTAAGAATTGAAGGTCCGATTAAAGTAGAGGCGGAAGTAAAAGCAACCATGGTAGGCGATAATGGAAAAAGTGCTTATGAAATCGCTTTAGCGCATGGATTCGTAGGAACCGAGGAGGAGTGGTTGGAATCCTTAAAAGCAAAGCTGCCTAACTTATCAGGAGTTATGTCAGCACTTCAAGGTAAGAACATTCTTATTAATAGCGGTACCCTTGAAGCAATATTATCTGCTATTGTCCATGCGTTGGCTGAACAGCCTTATGCACCACTTACATTTAACGAACCAAGAAAAGGGGATACTGAAATTCGAGTATCCGGGCAAGATGGCTTTAAAGTTCGAGTGAGTGGCAGTGCAGAAGCTGTTGAAATTCAATCCGGAAATGCAACTATTAGAATTCAGCCTTATGGCGCAGATGATATTTATCTCGAATATCTTAACTTAATCGATCATGTCGTTGATACTGTTAAAATCAAAGGTCTTGTTGAATTCAATCCGGAAACGGCTACAGAGATTTTGCCTAAGCAATTCTATGGCCGTAGCGATTTGGAGGGCGAACTTACGTGCCCGAACGTTGTTAAAGTTGGTGCATTAGCATTCGTCGGAACCGACCACAATATTATTAATTTGCCAAAGGCCACTGATATTGATAGGGATGCTTTCGCTAACAGTTCTCTTGCGGTAATCAATATCCCTGCATTTGTATGGGCGGGTGATAACCTTGATTTAAAATCTTATGATCTCATTAGGGTTAATAAAATGACTGTTAGTGAGGAATCTCACCCACCGAGAGAAGTCATGATGCAGAAAATTTCATTAGAGGTCTACAATCCAGATCACACTAAGAAATGGAACCTTTACAGTGAAAAATGGGAGAAAGCGGAGGTCTAAATGGATGAAATTAGATTATTGCTAATGGATTTCGGCATCCCTGCCTACTTCGCTGACATTGGATTCTGGGTAACCCTGTTAGGGGTTATCTGGGCCGCCCTTAGGGGTTCGT